TTATTTGAAGTGATAAAAAGATCAAGATTTATATCGTCTTCCCCTAGTTCTCCATACTCTGAAATAGCTATTTCTATTGGAGCCCTGTCTTTTTCAAGTGTGAATCTTTTTTCAATTTTAAGATCGAATGAAGTTCTTAATAGAAATTCAATACCTAGCGCGAAAAGCCTAAGGCTTGCTGAGTAACTTTGAGACTGGGAAAAGTACTGATTTTCTAAAAGATTGTTTGAATAAAGCGCCTGATCAGCATCTAGGCTATTTGTTATATTGTCAAAAGTGTCTGCCAGGGTCTCTGCTAAAGCTAGAGCCTCTGCCGTTGTGTTGACAGTGCCTGTTGAAACCACCAATGGGAGCGCACCAGACATGGCTGCCAATGAAGCCTCTTTAATTGCTAGAAAGTTTTTATTTTCTGGAGTTGGATCCCCTACGCTTAACCCTAAAAATTGTGCAATCCCTCTTGAATAAGCGTCTACCCTTTCTTGCACATTGTTAGTAGCTAGCGCAGGGGTCTGAGCTGCAGCCTGTAGCTGAGTGGCCAAAGAGTTGATCGATATGAGTGGATTTGCCAGATTAGTTGTTGTGGCCCTTTGAATGGAATTTGTTAACCTGGCCACATTTGCAGAAAGTGCTGAAATGGACGCCATAACGCTAGATATGGTCCTGGCAGCCGATGTTCCAGCATCCCTTAGGGCTTGTATTCTGGAAGCTGTTGTTTGATCCCCAACCGCATTAAGCTGATCTGAAGCTATGGCATTTAGGACATCCAACTGTCTCTGTATTTGATCAGCTAATTCTGCAGAGGATATAATGCTATCCTCATCCAATGGCTCAATCCACACTGTTTCAAATTCAGTTAAATTGGCGCTTGTTACGGGTTGAACTTTTTGAGTTACTGATGAAAGCTGAAGCCTAAGATCACCATGGGTTGGGTGAATGATGTCCCATATTCCATTTTCGCTACACGTTTCAAAAAATAGGTCACCAATTAGGTCATGGTTTTCGCCGTCAAAAATAAAATTTAAAGGATATGTTATTGAGTTAACATCAAGATCTTGAACAATTGTGCCTTTTCTTTTTGGGGGTGAAAATTTGCCAAGTTTTTTAGTCTGGGTTCTATCGTCCCCTCTCCAAAGGGCTGTAAATTCCCTTCCTTCTGGAGATAAAAATTCAATGGTTTCTTCTACTCTATCTTGCCAACTCATTATGGACCTATTTTTTAGTTAGCTCCAAGACCTTCTACATCGAGAAATGGAGCGCCAACTATGCTGGACTTGAATTCTATGTTATCAGGCTTGTTTACAAATTTCAAAATACCTTCAAATTTTGATGACTGAGCTTTAGCCTCTTCTTTGTTTGGAGGTATAAATTCTTCATTCTTATTAATTATTTCAGTGGTTTTTTTGATATTAGTATCCTTTAGGACATCATCATCAAATATGGATCCTATGAAACCACCGATCCCTTTTATTAGCGCCCATATTCTTCCAAATATTCTAGCAATTGCTGCGCCACCATTAATGAAAGCATTCTTTAGAACTTTCCACTTCAGAACTACCAGGGCAATGGTGATACCGATAAGAGCAACTGCTGCCACCACTAGTCCCAATGGGTTGGCATTCAGGGCAATATTGAAAAGCCACTGCGCGACTGTTGCCAACTTAATCCCGATTGTTAAAAATGCCATTTTAAGAGCGGTTGCAAAAACAATTACTTTATAGGCAACCATTGAAGCAATTAAGGGTGAGGTTATTACTAAAACAGATTTCATTATTGTAAATAAATCCTTAAAAGTGTCAACTGTGCCTTTAATTCCTTCAATTATTGGGTCAACGTCAAAATCTCTGATGGCCTTAGTTAGTGACTCGATTCCCCCAACTCCTTTTTCTTTAAATGCATCTAAAATTTTGAATCCAAGTTCGGTTGCTGCAGAAGTCAATGCCTTTATTCTCTTACCTAGGCCTAGCCTCATAATTTCTGCCATCTTTTTTGATGCCCCATTTGAATTTTCTAACTCTTTCCTGAATTGTTTAAGCTGCTTTGTTCCAGCCTTTAAAAGGAGAGAGACTCCTGTGACTGTCCTTCGGCCAAATATTCTGGTTAAAACTTTTGTTCTCTCTGCTGATCCAAGCTTGCTTACTCCTTTTCCAAGGTCATCTAAGATATCAATCATATCTCTGAAATTATTTTTTGAATCCTTAGTCGTGGTTGATAATTTCCTAAGTCCTGCTGCTGCTTTTTTATTTGGATCTGCAAGAGCTAGCATTATGTTTCTTAATTGTGTTCCAGCTTCTCCTGCTTTAAGTGTAGAATTAGCCAGAACTCCAGAAAGGGCACTAAAGGTCTCAAGGCTAGCTCCTGTATTACTAAGGACTGCAGCGCCCTTCCCTACCGCCTCAAATAATGCCTCAACTGTAGTATTTGAACTTGCCTGAGTCTTTGCGAAAACATCTGAAACTCTGGTTAGATTTTTCTGTAATTGGATTGTGTCTTTGGTTGCAAGGCCAAAGGCCCCTAGGGAGTCGGTAGCGATATCAACAACCCTGCCAAAATCATCCATATTAGCAGCAGTGGCGAAATCGGCTAAGTCTTTCAATGAGGCCATCGCTTGAGCTGAATTAAATCCTGCTAAGGCTAAGAAGTCTAAAGCTTTGGCTGCGGCAGACGCTTGGAATTGGGTTTCTGATCCAACTCTTCTCGCAGCCTTTCTTAGGTCGTCAAGACCCTTTTGACCTTTTTTAGTCGCTAAGTCTAAGTCACTAAATTTTGCAGCAGCAGAAAAAATAGAATCATCAAAAGCTATAAATTCTGAAACGACTGATTGAGCACCCTGAGCCATTAAGCTAAATGTTCTTTGAATTGCTGATGCTGCTAGGATTCCTTTGGTTATTTTGGAGAATCTATTTGCCCCTCTCGAGGCTTTATTAAAGGCATTTTCAGCACCCTTACCGAATCGATCAGCCTTTTTTGACATCCTTCTAAAGATGGCACTGATCTTATCTTTTGCTGTGAATTTAGTGCCGACCTCAGTATCTGCCACCGCTAACTCTCCGCAGCCTCTTTAAGGCCCTTGTCTATTGCTTTGTTCCAGGCGGTCCAATAAATCATCTCTTTAAATGACAAGGCTTTCACCTCTTTGGGGCTCCTGATTTTATGATACATGGATCCCATCATTTCGTGAAGTAAAGAACCTATGAGAGCAAAAGCATAGCACCAATATTCTCTGCCCTTGTGAGGTCTGGTCCTTTCAGTTTTTTGATTGCATTTTCACCCATTCCACTCAATGAACCTAGTAGGGCATAACATTTGCCTAGGTTTTCATTTTCTTTTTTCCTGTCCATAGTTATTTTAGCCTGTCCGTTCATTTCTTTATATTTCAGGACTTCGCCACTTCTTAATTTTTGAATAACTGTGAACCCGTCAGTTTCGTCAAATTCTATAAAGCCCATTCTGAGACCCTTTAAAATGACTGGTTCATAATGTTCAATAGCTTCTGTTTGATCTTGATTTTTGGAATCTATTTCAACTTCATAATATTCATAAAGTCGATCAAGTTCCGTCCTAGCGCTCTCGGCGCTAAGAACCTCTTCATTTTTTGGCATTTTAACCTCTGTGGATAATTGTTATGACAAGAAAGGGGCCCAGCCGTCATTATCTTCTGGAGTCATTTGAATGACTGCTACCCCTGCCTCTGTATCGTGACTTTCAAAATTAATAAAACCAACAGCCTTGAAAATATCACCGCCTGCAAGCTCATATGATATTGGATAATTCTCTATCCTTTCTGATAGCTGTTTTAATAACTCAGCCTCTTCACCATTTGCCTGAATATTTACAGACTCTGTTTTCTGCGCTCTCAGGGTTTTCTTTTGAATAATTTTTCCTGAGGTCACAATCTCTTCATTGGTGTATTTCCCCTTCATTTGGCTGAAATTGGCATCCCCAACCAAATCAAAAGTAACACCGTCAAGGGTGACCGATACTGGTGAGCCTACTGTGTCTGTCATATTTATCTCCTAATTATAAAAATACTGCTAAACTTGTGTCGAATTCTATTTCTTGATTTAAAATTCCGCCCTCACCTGACAATACAACAGGGAGGGTAATATCAAATCCATTTCCTGAGCCTCTTAAGACCACCTTGTCACCTTCTTTTAATTTATCGATGGTGAATGATGCTGCAAAAATCCAGGCATTGGCCTCAAAAATTTTGGCCAAACTTAAAAGCTCATCAATAACAGCATTGACATCTCTGGCCTTTAATCTGCTGGTTGTGTTAGTGACTTTGGAAATATCTGAAACAATTGTGATCCCTTGCCACTTTGCTTGAGCAAAAGCATTCTTCTCATTAAAGAGAAGATTTTGAATAATTGCAATGTTTCTCATTGAACGGAAGCCATTCGACTTCGGATCCACTGCAGCAGGTCTATAAAAACTAACTACATTTTGGAGGGTTACCACTCCATTTTTAACAAGAGTTGGAGAAATTCCAGACTTGACGGCTAAGTCCCTATCATCAAATAAGCTGGTCCATCTATCGGCATCATCCCCAGGTCTAATCCCAGAAAGACCTCTGTTGATATAATTTTCTTCAGCCCTAGTGGAAGCCACTAGCTCCGCATCTCCCATTGCAAGGGCTGCAATCTCTTGTGGATGGTTTTGAGAACCGGGAATGGCTAAGACGCCATTTGTTCTATCGAATAGGCGGGTATCGGCAAGTGCGATAAGTGCAGCTTTTGCACCCCCACCTGGAGCCACATCCCCAAAGAGTGATCTAAATGGTCTTGCAACAGTTTTAGAAAAGTTCCCAAGAAAATCATTGCCAATACCGTTATAGGTGGATACCGCATTTAGAATATTGGTGTCTTGGCCATAACCATGAATAAGAGCTGTAAAATTTAATTGGTTTTGGTTATCAAGAGTTCCAAGAGCATCTAAGGCTGGCTGGATATTTGGATTAGTTGAACCATTGCCCATATCAGTTACGACTAGCCCAACTCCTGCAGGCAACTCCCCCTCATTCCCGAGGTTGACAAAGATATCTATATCATCGCCATATAAGCCTTTTGTTTTTGCTGTGAAATCGACTTCAAAAAGATTTACACCATCTACAGCCTGGGTGACTGGAGAACTTTTGTCAGTGTTGGCATCTAATGCGGCTACTACTGCAGCGGCAATTGCATTATTGTCATCCCCAATGGCAACTGGCACTGTGGCGTATAGTTCTCCTGCAATATAAATTCCTATATTTTTAGCTTCTGTAGCAGCGCCACTAAAGGCGAATGTACCATCAGAAGCTGTAGCGCCACCAGCTTCGGCCTGAGGTACTACCCATGTCTCTAAACCTTTTGATCCTAGAAAAGCTTTAATAGCTAATCTGTGAAGCATAGAACCATCTCCAAAAGTATCTGCAACTTCATTGGGTGAAAAAACTCTTGCCAAAACATCTGGAACTACCGCAACTTTTGCAGGATCAAAAGTTCCAACAATTACAATTTTTCTCTGAAGGATTCGCCCTACAGGTTGAAATTGTACATTTTTTATACTTATAAGATTTCCAGCTGCTAAAGTATCTTGATTGATTGTAGTCATGTTTCCTCACTTATTACTTATTAACTATTATTATTGAACCACTAATCCTGTTTTTTGTACAGTGTCTTGATTAATTTCTAATTGTGAATCTATCAATGGATTAGGCGCAATACCAGCTATTCCTAAAATTTCTTCTGATACGCTGCATGTGAAATCCATAATTCCAGTTATTACTACCAGCTCACCACGGGGATTGACATCATTTTTATTCATACTTGATATCCATCTATTGGCGACTACGCCCTTTGCTAATCCAAGGGTAAGATTTTCGGCATCCATTATTATTTGGAACACATTATCATATAACTCATCAATTGAATCATCTACAATATTAGAAGCCTCTTTGAGTGCTGCCATAGCTGTTTGAACTTCCAGGGCTGTACTGCCAGGATCATTAATTACAGCTAAATCAACTTTAGCGGGAGCTGACACAGTTAGCTGGATAGCTATAGTGACATCATTATTAATTGGCCCATTTCGCCGGCCTTTTCTTTCTTCAAAATTTGAGTTTATAAAAAATGCCTCTACAAGCCTATTGTCGCCTAAAAACTCTTCTGCCGCCTTTTCCTGCCTTTGAAATCCAATAGTTTTATATTTCCCGGTGCCCTCTGCAGCTCCCAATATAGCTATAAGAGCAGCTTTAACAGTTCTGAATTTCATGGTCATGATTGAACCACCAGGGATAGGTATATTTTAATAAATCCTATTGTTCTGTTGAATTGCATTGCTTTAGTGGGGGATATTGCATAATCCATTAATATTGCATCGGGGTCTGGCTCAATGGGAATTTTGACTATCCAATTCTCTCCATTTTGTGGAACTCTCACAAGAGAAGCTAGCCTGAGAACAGCAATTGGATCTGGAATTATTAATTCTTCACCTGTGTTTGGATCAAACTCTTGTCTATTATAAAGAACTTGCCCGGAAAGCCTTGTGGTTGTTCCTTTTTTTTTGTCATAGATTATTCCATCAGGGCCAATCAAAACAACTGGTAAACCCCAAAGACTTTCATCTTCCATCGATAATTCTAAATCTTTATTGACTTGTACTCTGAGATTCATTTAAGGGGCCCTTTTTTTAAGAGTTTTTTGGGGCCCCTGTTCCTGTAGAGTCTTTTTCAGTGTTTTTAAGGGATTTTTTATAAGCGTCTTCACTCATGGTAGAAACTTTTTTACCTGCTGCAAGTACTCGGACCCTTCTGGGTTTTTTGTTTTTGTCTTTATCTTTGGCCACTTTTAACCTCTAAGTTATTTGCTAGTTTTAGCAGCTTCTTTTAGATCTGCATTTTCTTGCTCAAGAGTTGAATTAGTCTCTTTAAGAGCTTCATTCTCTTCTTTAAGGCTAGTTTTTTCTTGCTCAAGAGTTGAGTTAGCCTGCTTGAGACCTTGGTTCTCTTCTTTGAGGTCAGCAGCTTTTGCGTTGGCTGTTTCAGCTTCCTTTTTTGCTTTTTTGGCATCAGACTCTGTTGCCAAATGCCCTTCTTTGCAAGCCTTTTTCGGCAATCCAGCTAATGGAG